AAAGTGTATGTGAAACTGGAGTATATGCTAAAGGAGATTGAATGATATCATTTAAAACAATTAAACTCTTTTCATTCTTTTTAGACATCTCCAATCTATGATAATTACCAGTTCCAGCAGTGTTAAATGTTACTGCAGATCCACCTTTTGTTGTTGATAATTTAAATTGATTTTCATTTTCCCTAATAACATATAGATTTTGTGGTAATGGACTACTATTAGACATTACCAAGGATGAACTACTAACACCGTCTATAGAAGATCCTGGAGTATAAATTACCTTTTCATTATTACTAAAGAAGTGATCATTAATTGTAAATAATCCTGTTGCTAAATTAAGTATAGTAACATTACCTGGATTAAAATATTTACCAAAAATTGGAATATTATTATATTTTAATTTAAAAGCATTGATATTAGATCTAATACTATTAGTAGCACTAAATTGCAATAATGATAAAGAGTCAATAGATTTTCCATATGTTAATACAGGTGATTCGTTGATTAAATCAATATCTGTGTTAATTATTTCATTATATACTTGAACCTCTACAGCATCACTAGAGAATTCTGAATTTGGTGTAAATATTAAATCAATATTTGATCCATTATAATTTGAATAAAATGTACCAATTCCAAGGTTGTTACCAATAGATATAAATCCATATTCAGTTACAATTGTATCAGTACCATCATGAGTAAGTAATAATTGATGTATAGAACTAGTATTTCCTATAGATGTTCTTATTATACTTTTAACACTACTATCTTTTAATTTATTAAATTGAGAAATAGTTGTTGTTGTTCCAGCTGATACATTCGTAAATGAAGATTGTAATCTTAAACTATTTTCAGATCCATCTGGTTGAATATCAGATTTGAATCTATATGTACCAATACCCGAAGCAGTAGTACCAAAACCTACAATTTTAGTAAGAAGAGAAACTTCATTTGATCTATCATTAGTATAATTAATAGATAAAATATTAGAATCTATATTAGAACTGAATGATCCAATACCACTAGAATTATTTGGATTAAATTCATAATTAGAGATATAAGAATTAGTTCCGTCATGTGTTACATATAAATCCACAATTTGAATCTCATTTGAAGTAGTATCTCTTACTTCAACAGATGCAAAATATGAATCTATATTGGATATATTTTTAGATATTAAAGTATCGGTAGTAGCAGATGCAACATTTTGTCCTATACCAGTCAATTCAACAAATCCAAGAGTAGTAGTTCCTATTCCAGTGCTAGAAATGTTAAATGTATTTTGATAAATTTTAACATCAAGATCTACATCAAAAGTATTTTTTGGAGCAAACTTAAGTTGATATTGCCCATTTAATACTTTATCACCAATAATATCTACAAGATCATCACCTATAGATCCCTTTTGAATAGTATAAACATCTTCATTTACATAGTCTATAGAAGTAACTAATTCAGTAAATTGAATATCATTACTACTAGGATCTCTTGATTGAATTAAAAATCTATTATAATTATCTGCTAGACCAACTGTTCCGTCTAATTTTGCATTATTTGTAGAATTACCAAATAATGTATTGATATTATCAATTTCTAAAACCCTATTAGTTTTACATTTGAAATAATTTACAAGTTCTTTTGTTTTAAATTGAACAAATTTTGTTCTTAATGGACTTAAAAGAAAATCAATATCTTTAACAAGATCAAAATTAGTAATAGCATCAACTCTATTATTTGATAAAAAATCACGAACTATAGTTGTTGTATCAACACTGGTTGTCAATCCAGAAACTACACTTGAAGTTATTCCAACATCAGAAAAATTCTTAAGTCCTGCGGTATGAACTAACCTATTTACAGGTGTTACTAAATCTTTATATTGTACTGGACTTTGAATGGTATATGATAAATTTTGATAATAATCATTATCAGGTAATACTTGATAATCTTGATCTAATTTTCCAATGTTATCCAACCACCCTTGATTTCTTCTGGATGAATAATCTACTACAAAATAACCCTTATTCTCATATAATTCACTAATATTACCAATAGTACCAGAACTTTCTCCCTTTATTCTATCACCTTTCTTTAAATCATATTTACCCTGTATTTTAACATAATCATTACCAATTTTATCTAAAATAAGACTCTTATCCGAATATATATCATCAATTTTTACTAATATTTTCTCACCTTCTATAAAAAATCCAGATTCTTGATATATTTTAAATTTTGGATATTTTTTAAGATTTATTATTTGTGCAAAATTTTGTTCAACATTTGCAATTCCAGGTTCAGATATAACTCCAAATAAATTAATTTTCATTATAAATGGATTTGAACTAGTAACTGCTGTTACTGGATATGTTTTAAACCCATTACTAGGAGAATTAATTGTATTTCCATCATCACTATTTTGTATTCCTTCAATAAACACCTGATCACCAACCGCAAAAGGAATCTCAGAAAAACCAAGGACAGGTGTTCCCAATCTAACAGTCACAATTCCTGTTACTGAATCCTCAATAACACCAGAATTCATATTAATATTTGTAATTGGAACGCCATTTGTACCATCAATAGCATATATCTCAGCATTACCAATACCTTTTGGATTTGCCAGAATATTAACTTGTTCAATAGATTGTGTTGATGTACTTACAATTGCTTCTATTGATCCATTATCATTAATTTCCTTAGTTTCAGCGTCAACAACAATAAGTCTTGGATTAGACTGATAACCACCCCCACCATCAATAATATCAATACCAGTAATGAAATCATAATTTTTTAAAGATGTTACTGGAGATACTTTTGCTATTGGTGATAAAGTTTTATCAGATGCATATTCAAATCCAACATCTAGTATATTTGTATTGCTAATTTTATTTGCTGTAGATGATCTGGGTAAAATATTAGCATTAAATCCTTGAGTTGAAGCAATACTTACAAATTTAGGCAATTTTTTATATCCTTGTCCACCATAATTAATCTTTAAGGAATTAACAGGACCTATTACGTTAGTAGAGTTTGTATTATAAAATATAGTTCCAGCGATACCAATAGTTGTTGTAGCATATCCAAGAACTTCTGGTTTATCATTTAAAACAATATCAAATGACGTAGTAGTAACACCTATTATAGAATAACTACCATTATATTCACTATCAATATAAGAAATTTTTGTCTTATCAACAACATCAATATCAGAAGTACTAATAAATCCACTCTTTTCCAAATTATAGAATAAATTTAATGGATTATTATTAGAATAATTTATTATTACTTTTGCATCATTATTACCAGGTAAAATAGTTCCATTATCAACAATATAACTATTTGTTTGACCAGTAGATACAAAGTTATTAATATAATTTTTATCATAATATAAATTAAAATCATATCCAGATAATGAAGGATCTGAAACATCAAATACTAAATTATTATCCTTTACAACATCAATTGGCGGATTTATTAATGATAATTCATGAGAAGTTCCACCTATTGAAGTTAATGATACAACTTTTGGTGGTGTTATAGTAGAATCATAATAATTATCTGCCAATTTAACTTTATTATCATCTACTTTATAAACAAAATATCCTGAAGTACTTAATCCACCAATAATATCATCATCAGTATTATCATATAAAACTTTATCACCAGTTTTCAATCCATGAGAAGTAATGGTTAATATATCTGTAGTAGTGTTAACTCCAGTGGAATTAAATCCAATAGGATTAATTAACAACTTATTTTTTATAGAATTATACTTTACTTTAATTGAAGTAGAAGTTCCAATACCAACATTCTTAGATGGTTTAATTATTAAATTAATTTTATCTTTTTCTTGTAGGTTATGAGAAGTAGAAACTGAAACAGTTGATACAATTCTTTCTGCTGTTGCACTTACTAAATTATTTTGTGTCCTAAAGGAATATTTAAAGTTATCGTCACCATTTCCAACAAAGAATAACCCAGAAGATTTACCTGAGGTGTCTCCAGATCCAATTACAGATGGATCAGTAACTATACCAATAAAATCTTTAGATTTATTAATAGCATATACAATATCATCATGACCAATACTGGTAGGACTACCACTACCTGGAATTCCATTAGTAGATACACCAATATTAGCAAATCCAGTATTAGAAGGTTCTTTAAATATTAAACGATCTCCTGTTTTAAATCCATGATTTGGAAGATATATGCTCTGAGCAGGTATAGAAATTGTTTTATCAATACCAGCAACTGTAACTGTTATTGAACTAGAAAGTCCAGATGTTGATTCTCTAGCAATTGATTGCTTAGGATTAAAATAAACTATATTGTCTAATTTTGATTCAAAATAATCAGTTTTTATAGGTATTGTAAATGAATTTGGAATTAAATTAACTTTAGTTGATATAGTGTGTGCAGTTCCAGTAAGACCTCTTTCACATCTTAAGATATTTCTATCTTCAAATTTATTAAGAACAGATAATATTTCTGTTCCTATTCCTATAGTACTACCTACAGAAATTAAATTAGTTTGACCAACAACAATATCAGTTACGGCAACACCAGTACCAACTGCGGAATATAAAACGGTAGATTCAGAATTAACACCAATAATATGAGATTTATTAAGATTTTTAATATCTGTTGATATACCAGAAATTTCAATACTATTTCCAGTAATTAAATCATGATATGTTGAAATATATGCAGATACTTGAGTTGAATTATCCCAAACTAATTTAACATCAGTATATTTTTTATATAAAGTTTCAATCTTTGTTATTGGTTTACCATCTACAAGACTGACATCTACACTTAATCCAGATCCATCAACATCAGATTCGTCAAAAATTAAGTTATCACCTATCTTATAATTATCACCTTTATTAATGATATCTAATGCATCTACACTTCCAGGAGTTATTGATTCTACATTTGTTATTTGATTAATTAATTCATCAGATTCAATTATAAAATCATTACCACTAAATTCTTCAGATATTCTATATGGAGTAGTATTTCTTATTAAATTAGAATTATTAAAATCAAAAGATTGTGTAATTTTAGATTCACTATCTACGACAGTTGGATTTGATCTATAACTATCACCAATAAAATATGGGAATTTTGGAAGTAATTCACCATCTGTAGGATTGGTTACTGATGTAAAGTATGCATATACACCATTAGGATATTCGGGTGTTTTGCAATATCTACCATTATGTTCATCTAAATCTCCTACAGAAGGATCATAAACATAATCATCTACAAAAAATCCAGGACCAAATGTCGAAATACCAGGTCTATTATCAATATTAGACGCATTTAAAACATAACTAGATTGTAAAACTTTAATTTCATTTGTATTTGTTGGATCACTATACCCATATGGACCATATATTGGATTTCCATCATAAGCCCATCCAATAATTGGAGAATGTCCTGTAGTAGGATTTGGATCATTAAAATATTCAGATCCAATATCCGTAGAATATCCAACATTAGAATACTTTAATCCATATACAGATTCTTCTAATATTTCACTTGTATATTTTGCATTGAAAGGATCTAAAGTTTGTATATTATTTACAATTAATTTTCTAATATTTAAATCAAAAACTGCATTAGATCCAGATGGTATTACTTTAATAGATGTTTTACTTGTAGTAAATCCTGTCCCACCATTTAGAATTTTTACATCAATAATTGACAAATAATTTTTAGAATTTACATCATTATCAATTATTGGTCTTAATTTCGCACCAAATCCATCACCATCTACAATTACATCAGGAACTGAATAATATTCTCCCCCACCATTCTGAATATTTACTCTTATTATCTTGTTGTTATCTATTATTGGTACTAATGATGGACTAATATTTTTTCCTGGTCTACTAATTCCATTTTTTAAAGTAATGGTTGGTTTATTTTCATAATTTATAACTGTTTGAGCACCATAATTAGATCCTTTATCATATAGTATTACGTCACTTATTTGACCTTTTATCACAGGAGTGAAAACAACTTTTTCTGAAGTTTCTAAAGAATATGTTATTTCAGATGTAATTTCAATATCTGGATACTTAAACACTTGATATCCAGTACCAACAGAATTTAATCCAACATAAACTCCTTTTTTATATTCATCAACATTAGCAACTCTAAACGAATTATCATCTATCTTAAGAATTTTATATTGAGTAGAAGTAGATAATCCACTAATAGTGTTGGTATTAGTAACACCTAGTCCAGGAACGGTAGTATAGTTAATAATATCACCTTCAGAAAAACCATGATTTTCAAAGGTAATTATAGAATCATATGTTGAAATTCCTGTTGGATTTACATATATTCGACGATTAGTAAATGAATTATTAGAATCTGAATCTAAAATTTTAACAGTTTTTAAACTATTTCTAGCATCTCTTAATCTAAATTTATGAATTCCTGATTTTGCTATAGAAGTAAATGATATGGTATTAATACCACTAATATAATCAGATTCTTTACCAAAAAGTCTAATAGTTGTTAATCCAACTACTTCAGGCCAATATGGATCTCCTTGAACTAAAGTGTCGTATGCATCAGCATTACTTCCACCCCAAGTTGTAATACCCAATGGTGCATTATCATTTTTATCATAAATCAATACTTGTCCATTTTTAAGATTATGTTTTCTTCCAAAATCTATAGTTTCTTCAACATTATCAACACCACCATTTGCACCTATTAATCTACCATCAAATGTTAATTGTCTATTTGTTCTTTTAAGTACAGGTTCTAAAGTAATATCTTTACTATTACCACCACTAATTTTAACTGAAAGTACATTTTCAATATCAAATTCTTGAGGATCTACTAAAATTTCTTGAAGTTTTCCACTAACAACAGGTCTAACTAAAGCTGTTGATCCCAACCCTGCAGAAATATCAATTTGAGGTGGATTTATTAAATCATATCCACTTCCTTGACTCAAAACAGAGAATTTTTCTATTGGACCATAAAAAATATTATCTTTAGATTTGTAATTATTAATTTCAACACCATCAATTAACATTCCAATAGAACCAGGAATAGTTTTTACCTTTTTTCCTATTTTTAATGAGGGATTTATTGGAAATTTCTTTAATAAATTTTGATTTTCAATTTGTTTATTATAATCTTTTAGTAAAGTGAAAGTATGCCCCTCACTTACTATTGGCATACCAAATTCTATAAAATTATTAGGAATTGAAAGATTTTCATCTGATGCTATAAAAGATGGTGACAAATACAGGTTAATCTTATTATTAGAATCCGAAATATTTTTTACATAATAAATACCCTCACTTAAACCTACAAGTGGATTTTCAGTATTATCTGGCTTATAATATACAGCATCTCCAGTAATAAATGGTACTGTACTCTGAAATGATATTACTGAATATTTTTCAGTTAAAGAATTATATCCCTGTAAAGTATCAGTATTTGTTACAGGAATACCAATAGTTGCTATATTTTTTTGAATTTCATATGATGGTAAAGAATTAGATGCTACATATAAACTTTCATCAGAATTATTATATACATTCTGTATATTTGATGTTAATTGATAATTTCCATATTTAATAGGAGCTGCATTTTCTGCACTATATGCTTTAGATAATACTCTTCTTATATCATAATGTTTACTAATATCAAGATTATATGGTCCACCAATTACTTGAATTTTACTTCTATTAATACTATCACCAGTTATAATCTTATCAATACTAACAAATTCTTTTCCATCAATAGTAGTAATAATTTTTTTTGATTTGAGTGGATTTGATGATCTTTCTAAAACTTGAATAACATCTCCTTCAGAAAGTCCAACTAAATTAAACCTTTTGGAGAAAATCTCTCCCATTCTGAATTCTGATGTTTGATATAAAGTTCTTAATGGTTCACCTGTAACTGGATCAGTTTCTACGAAAATGTAACCACTATTTTTAGTATTTTCTATATCAGATTCATCTTGAGTTACATCCTTCCAAAAATAATCAGTTATCTGATATGTTATAGAAGTATTATATTTCCAAGAATTTGAAAATATACTTTTATTTGAAGTAGATTCAGAACTTCCTATTTTTTCTCCAACACTTTTAACAATAATAGATTCATTTTCTATAGATAATCTATTATTTGAATCTGGAACAAATTTAGATAAAATACCAGTAATTCTTAATTCTACTTTTTTTGATAAATCGCCATTTTCATATCCAAATATATAATCATCATCTCTTATAGAATCTTGAGAAGAAATTGGATATTTAACACCAGTTACACCTAAGAATTGATTAACTGTTTTACCTGTATATGTAATATTAGTGTTAATACCAGATATAATAGTGCCAGTATTACCAAAACCAATAGTAGAATCTACTGTAATAACATTTGAGTCTATCGATACATCACCTATAACTTTAGTTTTTCCTGTAATATCAAATATTCCTGTAATATATTCTTCATCATTATATCCTATAAAAGCATCTAAAGTATAATAATCAGTTGAAGTATTAATTCCCGACCCAGAAATACCTAAAACTGGTTGAACTTCAGATAAAGATGCAGTAGTTGAAGGATCAGTAGATCTAACAATTGTCTGTCCTTTTAAATTTAAAGGATTTCCTTTTATTCTTTCAGCAACAATTCTTTCTCTTCTTATATATTTTGCAGAAGATGGTTTAATTAAATATTCTTCTAAATCAATTATTTTAGGTTCCTGACCATATAATACATTAAATAATATTCTAAATGATTCTTCAGTACCCTTTGATTGATAAAATGATTTTGCTTCTTTTATAAAATTACCAACATCAAGATTATTAACAAAATCAATATTTTCTAATCCGGGAGTTAAACTATATTTTAATTTTTTAGAAAATTCCTTTAAAAATAATACACTAAGATTAGTAATCTCAGAATTAGCATCATGAGATGATGCAGTAGTATCTGAAAAAATTAATTCACCTGGATTATTATCATCATGATATGTTGTTATTCCACTAAATCCACGAATACAACCTGTAAAAGTATTAGTTGTAGATCCAGTATAAGTTATTATCTCATCACCAATTTTTAATAATCCATATTCATTAGGAAATCCTTTTGTACTACTAACATTAATAGTTTTTTCACCAGTATAGTATTCACCCCAAGCAGTTATACCAATACCTAAAGTTGTTTTTCCAACTATAACATCAGGTGTTAAATTATCTAACTTTAAATATTGATCAAGATTATCTGTAATATCAATTGGACCACCACTATATTCCTGAGAAATATAATATTGTTTTAAAAAATCAACAGCTTTCGGACTTTCTGATAATACAAACTCAGGGAGTTGATTATCAATTATTTGTTGAATTTGAACTCTTTTATCAATACCAGTAGCTATCATGCCCTTATTAAGTCTCCGTTTGTATAACTTGATGTAACCTTAAAACCAACTCCAGATATTTGTTCTCCAGAAGTAATAGTGTCCTTAATCATATTTATTGAACTATCAGAAATGCTAAATTGAAGATATAAATCTTGAAGACCGATAATATCATTTGATTCTGGAAATGCCTGAACCTCAATTACATTATTACTTTTTACGGTTGATGTTATATTAATCGTAGTTAGATTAATTTCACCCTTTATATAATCAACAGTTCCTGCTTCTTCAACAACAATTGTTTTTGAAGAATCAATAATATCTTTCTTAACAATTGAAATTATTCCAGTTTTTTCACCTACATCTGGTGTATCTGTCAAATAAACTATATCTGATGATCCAGATATGGTAAATCCAGTACTTTTAATATTAAGACCTTCCTTTTTAACATTAAATTCATTACCAAAACATAATTCATATTGTGCAAATTGGTTTATAAGAGCATTTAAGTTCCTTCTAACCCTCACTTTTGTTATATTTGAAGTTATTGATTCATCAATACCATCAATTACACTTAAAACTTTACTATATTTAAATCTTCCTCCAAATTTATTAAGATCTAATGATTTTGAGTAATCAGTAAGACTACCTATAATTCGTGTTCTTAAATCATTTATTTCTTCTACTTTAGAACTATTATAATAAACAGCACTATCAAGTTCAACATATAATATCTTAAGATCTACGATTTTCTGATTAATTCCAGTTAAAGAATAGTTTTTTAAGTCTGAAAGTATCTTTGATTTATCAAAATCAGATACAAATTCTCCATTTTTTGGTTTTATTGTAATAAAAACAGTTCCAAACTGGGGTGGATCTACTTCTTCTCCCCCAACAACAGAAACACTCTCTGTATTTGGATAAATTTGTTGTACTATTGTTTCATAATCTCTAGCAGTAACTGCTCTATATTGAGAAGAGTAAAGTCTTGGAGCATAATACTTAATAGAATCTATAGACTCTATTTCACCACCATTACTTGCACGATTAACAGTTGTTATCGTAGGTGTGGTTAAAGGAATAGCTAATGCCCCTGTAGTGCTTGATAAAGTACCATTGAATGAAAATATACCTTGTGATCCTGCAGAACCTCCTGGACCGTTTCCAGCAGCACCATCAGTAATAATATAACTTATTGTAATGATTGAATTATTATCCAATTTTCTACCAAAAATACCATCACCAAAAAGAAGTTCATATTTTTCATCTTGGACTTCTTGAAGTAGATAAATTGATGAATTTTTATCAATATTTAAAATATTATCTACTTTTTTGTAGAGAATACCTCTTCCACTCTTAAAGTCATAACTTTCACTTGTGGAATTATAATTATTAACATATACAACTAATGTAGAAGTGTCAATATTTGCATTATCTAATAAAAATTTCTGATCTAATGATCCATCAACTTGAAATGTTTTGGTTATATAATTTCCTTGATAGATATCAGTTTCTGTAAAACTAGCATATCTTCTTGTTATTTTATTTTCTACTAAATCTCTCTCTTCTTTAACTACTCTTTCTATATCATCAGGAATAGAAAATATATATGAACTATCTTCTTGATTTCCAGTGCATACTAAACCTGCTTTTAGTACCAAATTATCAATAGTTGAGCTAGTAGATAAGTCTATATCAAACGTAATAGATGCTTTTGCTGCTGTTTTAGAACGAGGAACATATCCAATATTTCTTGCTAAAGATACTACATTATGTCTAACAGTTGCTGAATCTAAAAAAGATTCATTTACAACCATATTAGAGTTAAATGCTGTAATATAGGTATTATATGCTAAAGTATCAATTAGGACTGAAAAATTAGATCCTTCAAAGTCAAAATCGGTAAATTTTGAGTTTGAACGAAGATAATCTTTAATAGATGTCTTAATTTGATCAAAATCTAGGTTTGTAAATTTAGTAATAGGCATATTATCTCGTAGCTTCTAATAAAAAGGTAAATTCTTGTGCAGGTAACTGTTGTCCAACAATATCATAATGAATAATAACCTCAAATTGGTTATCATCAGGTCTAGGAATCACTTCTATATCTAAATTTTCAACTCTTGGTTCAAAATTATCAATTGTAATCTCAATTTGACGTTGAATATTGGATGCAGTACCAAAATCAACAAAATCAAATAAAAGATTTGTAATATCACTACCTAAAATAGAGTTAAAATACCTCTCTCTAGGAATAGTTTGAACTAAATTTCTTATAGATCTCTTAATCGCATTCTCATTCTTAAGTATTGTAAGATCTTTTGTAATTGGATGAGCATTAAAGGATAAACTTATATCTTTAAATGATCTAGATATCCTTGTATTCATTTGACAATATAAAAGTAAACAGTTTTCTTAATATATTTATACCTATTTTTAGGAATAATCATACATCGAAATATTTAGCATAAAAAAAGACCCCATTTGGGGTCTAAATCGCTATTTTCCTTGTCCTCTATACCTTTTACGAGCCGAGTTACGGGATGTTGCTGAATATTTTGAATGTTTTCCATTCCCTTGTCGAGACTTTTTCGGAATTGCCTCAACAAACACGTTTCCATTTAGTCCTGTTCTTGTTTTTGCCATAATTAATTCTCCTTTAAGTTAAGTCCAAGGTACTCCTTGACTAATACCATCTTCCATTTCATTTTTAATCTTATTTTCTACCCATTGTAAACCAGTTGTATTAAGGTCTACAGAGCTCTGTGACATAATATTTTTACACCATGCAATAATTTGAGACTCCGTTAACTCTGAATATGGTGTTCCGAGTGTTTCTGGTCGTTGTAAACGTATTGATTGATTCAAAGCAAACATCTTTGAATCATTATCATCATCTACTGCACTTACTTGAAGTATTACTTCATAGACATATCCATCAGCGAGTTCTCTCTTCATGTCTATAACACTCCAAGTGGTCGTATAAGCCATTTAATCCTCCTTAATAACTTCTGTTTTAATATCTGTTGGGTCTGGTGTTCCAGTTTGATAGAATTCTATCGATAAATCTTCTAGTCTCTCAAATAATTCCATTTGAGATAGACCAGAAAACATTACCTTATTATTTACTATAATATTATATGACTCTGGTTTTTTCATGTCCTACACGAATTCGAGGGTCGCACCAGATTTCAAAACCTGCTTCTTTCGCATCAAGACAGAAAGAAACGTCCTCACCGCACATATCTTGCACTTCTCCTGATTCAAAAACTTGCATCTTCGGTGCGAACCAAGGATACTTTAATTCATCATTCTCAAAGACTCCTTTCTTAATTAAAAGCCATCCGAAACCTGTATAGTCTACTGTGAATGGTTTTTTACGCTTGGATATACTTTCGACAGTCTCATGGTTCATGACTCCACCATTGGTACGAAAATCATCCTCTTCTAACCAATGTGCTACAGAGGTAGTCTTACCATCTTCGGTAGCATACCAACCTGCTGCTAGATCCTTTTCCATTAATACTAATTGCCAAAACTTTTCAGAATTGAAAACAATATCACTATCAATCCATAATTGCCAGTCATAATTTAATTTGCCGTCCCAAGGTACCTGATCAGGTCCTCTTAATACATTTGCTCCGAGACACTTACATCTAGCAAAGTTTACCATTGATGAGTAATCTTGCGAAATTTGAATGCTTGCACCTGCTTGTACAAGATCAAAACATAGCTGAACAAATGCCTTTAAGTAAGTATATGATACTCCTCTACCAGGTAAACAAAATACTACAGATTTTCCTTTAACCAATTCTTTTGCTTTATCATAATCCCATTCAGGTTCTTTTTTAACTGTAGGGGATTTTGCTTTTACTGTAAATCCTTTAGCCATAACGTGTTGTAATTACACTTCAATTATATCAGTTTATATAGTAATTGTCAATATGATGCATCAACCATATCAGACTCAACAACTTTCTCATATGTTAAGTCCTCTGTAAAATAAGATTTATATATTCTTCTCCATATAATATTAAACTCCCATTCAGTCAAATCTTTAAATAAACAATTTTCCTGTAAGTATATGTGATAAGTTGGATTAGTCATCTTCTCTTTCAGTAATAACAATTTCAGAACCATCAACGGATATTTGTATCTCGGATCCTTCATACCATCCAAAATCATTGACGACCCATTCAGGTAACTCAACATAATAATGATTTGTTACTGAATCGACCTGTATGGATTCAAAAATTTT